TCAGCCCTTAAACACGTTATAGCCGAGTTGTTTAGCGACCGATGCCACCATTTTTTGTCCGCGAACACTGTTGCCTTCTTCATCCAGCGGTGGCGAGAACGCGGCAATACCCATCACGCCAGGTACGACCGCCAGAATACCGCCGCCAACGCCGCTTTTTCCGGGCAACCCCACGCGATACGCCCAGTCACCGGAGCGACCATACAGTCCTTCCATCATCATTTCGGCCAGGATGTACGGTACATTATCGGCCTGAAGAATACGTTTTTGGCTTAGCGGATTAACACCGCCCGCCGCCAGCGTCGCGCCAAGCGTCGCCAGTTCAACGGTATTGATAAGCGTGGAGCACTGACGGGTGTACACGTCGCAGGCTTCCATCGCATCGCAATAGAGGTATCCGGAGGAATACAGTAGCCAGGCAATTGCGCGATTGTGGAAGTTGGTGGTCTGCTCTGACTGATTCACTTCATCAGAGAGCGCCACCTGCTCCCCAGCCAGTTGTTGTTGGATGTGTAAAATCCGCTGCCAGCGTTGCTCGGCATTGTCGGCTTTGATCAGACTGGTAGTGGCGATAGCACCTGCATTCACCAGTGGCGACAACGGTTTGCCGCCATGAAGTTCTAAGGCGATGACTGAATTAAAAGGCAATCCGGTCGGGTCAGCGCCAATTTTGTCCTGAACCGCCTGCGAGCCGACATCTTCCAGCGCGAGGGCTAACGTACAGACTTTCGAGATGGATTCCAGCGCAAAGCGGTAATCACTGTCACCCGCGCGATAGACGCTACCATCGCAAGTCACAATAGCCACTGCCGCCAGTTGGCTGGGGACATTCGCCAGAAAGGGAATGTAATCGGCATTTTGTCCGCCGCTCAGTGAATGATATTGGGTATATGCCTGGTCCACTGCCTGCTGTAAATTTTTTGCATCTGACATCTTTTGTTAACTCCTTTTTATAGATGCGGGAGGTTATTCCTCACCCCGATGCCAATTTTCAGGCATCCTGATTTAACTTAGCACCCGCAAATTAACTACAGGAAAACAAAGAGATAATTGTCTGATTCTGATGGAAATTGAGCCAATTTTTTAATCTTCACTGACTTTTATCCTGGTGATTAATTAATTTCTTGACCTTCCCCTTGCTGGGAGGATCTCAATAGGCGCAGTACCGTAACATACTGCGCCAATTCAACATTTTACAGACTTAACTACCCTCTAAAATCCCCACTTTGCCTCCAAAGTGTGGACACAATGTGGACATTCCTACAAGAGGATTATAATTCACTGCATCCAATAAATAATCAGGTGCAAAATGAGCATATGTCATTGTTTGTGAAATATCTGCGTGACCAAGAATTCTTTGTAACGCAATTATATTCCCGCCCTTCATCATAAAATGAGTAGCAAACGTATGACGCAATGCATGAGCTGCCTGACCATCAGGTAAATTAGGTTTTGCCTCTTTCATTTTTAAACGAAAAGTTTTGTAACTCACACGAAAAAGTCGACCAGATTCTCGATGCCTTACAATATTTACAACCTCCTCTGAAATGGGAACAACTCGTCGGTCGCCATTTTTTGTAAGCGTAAATATCACCCTATTACCCACAATATTTTCCGCTTTGAGCTGATAAGCCTCACCCCACCTCGCACCAGTTGCAAGCAAGAGAACAGCAATCCGGAAATAATCACCAGTACATAAGGATAATAACCGCTTAACCTCAGACTCGGTAAAGTAAGACATCTCAGTTTTTGGCTCTTTTAAAGCAGATATTGCCTCTACAGGATTATCCCCATGAAACTCATCGATCTCAGCCATCGCCTTAAACATACCGCTCAGAGCAAAAAGATCATGGTTAATCGTTGAAGCCTTTATACCTTGCCCCAATCTATATGCCCGGTATTCGATAAGGCATCGACCATCAATCTGGTAAATCATGGGATCCCCCATATCCTGGCAAATACAGCTTAACGCACTAAGCCTACGATTAGCGTAGTTCTTATTACGTCCAATGAGCTGCCACCACAAAGCGATAAACTCACTCAGTCGCCGCTTGTCTGCAGGACGACTCAGGTAGTCATGGTTCTGATACTTTGCAATGATGCTTCGTTCAAAAGCATGCGCCTCCGCTTTTCTCTCAAACTTCCGCCGGATACGCTTTCCGTCGCGCCCGCGCGGCCTTACATCCACTTCATAGCGACCATCTTCGAGCTTCTTAACAGACACAAGAAGCCCCTCCAACAGTCAGTTCGCCATCCTGAAAACAAATGGTGAAAATGTAATGTTTATAAAGCGTTAACCAATCTGTTTCCCGGAGGGGCCAGATTGTGTTGTCTCTGGCCCAGTGTGTGCAAGAGCCGGGGCGATCTGACCTCGGCTAGGGTCTATACGGTCATACATGAACCAATCTTGATACTTATGGAAACGGGGATGACCAAAGAGTTTGATCGCAGCCTCCAATGACATTTTCGCCTTGCCTAGCTCATAACCGTTGTACGTACCATAATTTACACCAATCAAATCAGCAACTTGCTTAGATTTAAGGCGTTCTGAATCTCGGATTAACTGTAGTTTTTCATGTTGTGGTATTGACATAATATATCAGATCTCTCATTGTATACATCAATTGACACTCGCAAGCGGCGTTGACCGCTCACAACACCAAGGGCTTGCTGAGCTAAACATGCCTCAACAAGCCTCAAGCAGTGGAGTTTATCAAATGAAAGAAATGCGAGAAAACGAATTAAATATGGAAACTCATTTTTTACGTCAGTTCCCGCTAGACAACGGACGAGCTCTGCGTACCTGCAAAATGACAGAAACACAAGCTGCGCGTATCAGAGACATCAGCCTAGAAGAGCTACAAAAACAAATCTTCGCCACTCCGGAAGAGTTTGCTTATCTAACTGGTCGCACCCTCAAATCGGTGCGCAACCTGATGGATCGTGCGCAGGTGCCAGTTCATAGAGAAGGCATGCCCGGGTCAAAGCGCCCTAAACGCTTCATCATGTTGCAAGAATACTGGAAAGCTGTTGCTCATTGCCGCGCTCTCATCACTCCAGAAGAAAAACACTACATTGATCGTCTGATGCGTGACAAGAAGACTTATCGCCGCACAACCGGTAAAGAGCATCGGGTTCTAAAACGCAATAGCATCAGTGCACTGCAGGCAGGACTATAAACATGAATACTGATAGCACAGATAAAGAGCTACTGGAACGACTGGAAACCCTGAAAAACGAAAAACCACACCAGAAGCTTTTGCTGGTTTTTCCGGGCAAACCACAGGTTGAAGTCAGCATTGACTACCACGAATTACACAGAACGTTCGCTGACCTGATGGCATTTAAATCAAAGCTTCAGAATGGCGAAGATTTGAAAGATGTCACCCTACGTCCCGACGATGAATACGGTCATTTTTGTCGAGATGACGTCAAAGAGACGATTGGAATGATTTTAGAACCAATATACGGCGTTGCGCTCCGTTTTCCCGCCAAAGAAGTCTTTGAGCTTTATCGACAAATTTTAAGCAGTGACAACATGGTTATTGAGGTCGGAAATGTGCCAGAGAAAATCTCCGGCACTGGAGTTAAATAATCACTCAGGAAGAATCCATGTACTTGCCTGAGGATATTTCCTTAACGCAAGAGTACGCAAGTCATTCGCGAGCTGACGAATGGTTTTTGATGGCTCCCCTTTATTCGGAGGATTGATCGGCGCTTCCCCTAACACAGAAATTGCCGCATTTAGCGCATCAATAACCTTTTTATCATAGGACATATTTATTCCTTTGTGGTTGGTTGAACACGCGCCCTTTACAGCCCCTTCAAGACTGCGGGCGGTGGAAAAATACCACAAAACCATGCGCCGGGCATGGCTAAAACCCGGCACAAATTCGCAACAGCAGCAGGATATTTTTTGTATGAAGCAACGACGTAATTCTTCACGGCAGCGATTCCGCAACGGTGCGGAACGCCATGCTAACCGTTTCGCTACCAGTGCATCACGTAGCAACTCTCGCTACAGCCTGAGCGAAACACACGCAACGCCGGATGGCTACCCAGTAAAACAAATCGGCGAGCACGCCTGGTTGATTGAGAAAGCTGGAATCGTGGTCCACAAATGCCCACGCAATCCGTTTACTGGAAACCGCATTTTTGCACTGAGCAGCGGCGACAATCAGTTCGGGCAGGATTTCACATTATACGAAGCACTTCGCACGGTTGATCGTCTGCTTCGCGGACAAAGTTTTATTAAACAGGTTGATTTATAACAGGTGATTTATGACCAAAGAGTATGCACAAGGTGTATTTATCCGTTTTATTGATTTTCGCGGTGAACTGTTATTACGTGCATCAGCTATTGATGCTGTAGCCCAGGCAGAAAAAAAAGCAGTTACTCACGTTTATGCGAACAACGCGCAACTGATCGTGGAGCTTCCGTACCAGACCGTTCGCAAAGCCATTAACGAAGCTGAAAAAGCGCGCCAGGCTAATAGCGATGAACCCTATATCGAAATTATTTGTATGGATTCAGAAGCTGAAATTAAGAAAGCAGATTAAAGGGCGTTGTGATGGGCAAAGAATATAAAACTCTCATTAACAAAGCACTTGAGCGTTTTTATTTTCGCTTAAGCGCATCAGGCGCTCATGCTGAACGTGCAGCCCGTGACTCATTGACCAGGGCAATCCGGAGTCTGTATGACGTGGCTTTTTACGCTGATGATCTGGATGCACTTAACGAACTTTCCGAGCTGATCTGTGCCGCAGAATGCGGGGAACATATTGAACCGTATAAGCTGGGGAATATTGCATGAGTATATTTATCTCATGGCTTGTTCTGATTATTTCGGTGGCCTGCGCCATTGGGATTATGCGAATTATTCATTCAGTAAAAAAGATTGAACGCTTTTTCACTGGTGAATAACGATACAAATAAAACATCAAATTAAATAAGAAAACGTGAAAACCATCCGTATTAACGGAGGTATTCGCACACGCAAATAACGGAGATACAAAAATGCACGCAAAAGAAGAAGGTATCATCAGAGCACTGAAAGAAATTTCAAAGACAGAAAACGAAGTAGCGAAAAAAGCCGTGGCAAATGCACATATGGACGTCGCAACCCACACACTGATAGTCGCAAGAGTCACGGCAGAAGCAGCCAAAATTATCGCAAAACAGGATGCTGAACTAACGGTTCTCAGAACACAACCAGTCACCGGACTGGATTTGTCTAACACCGGACGCCTTATTTACACAATTGGCTCGGAGCCACAGCAATACACCATTATCGCCGGATTGCAGGACAAATACCTGATTACCCCTTACCCCATAAGAGAGTCAGAAATTCTGACAAATCTCCGCCTGATAGAGCGCTCTCAAGTTGCATTCATTGATGACGCCCAACACACCGTATTTAACGCATAGGGTTACTGGACAAAGGGGGCGCAATGGCAATTAAGCGTTTTTCCGTCATTCGTTTCACCTCCAGAGGGCGTGAATACGAAGTTGACGAACGGCTGATTAAAACGATCGACCGTCACCGTTCGCAACCTGACGCGCATCACATTTATCTCACTGACGACACTTACTTCTGCGCCACCAACGTGGTGCAGGTGAATCTTATCCGACAGGTACAAGAGTCACGCAGATGACCATTCTGGACTATATCGCTACTCATCCGGGTTGTAGCGGCGGAGAAATCGCCGCAGCACTGAATACTCCAACCACAGCCATTAATGCTGAGTTACGCCGACTTTGGCGCAGCGGCTTAGTCATCAGAACAAACCGCAGCACAGGTGGTCACGCTCGCAAAACAGGAGGCCGGGCTTCTTACCACGTAAACCCGATGCCGTTCGGGTGTGGCAACCCACTAACCCACATGTTTAACCAGCTACTGAAGGAAGCCAGAGCATGAGCACCATCAACCACCAGGAACCACGCGAACTGGCGACTGCCGTACAAAGAATGTCTACCCAAAAATCACTGCCATTCCGTGTGAGCCCTGTCCGACGGGTACAGGAGTCACACGGATGAACAGAAGGAGAATTACACGCAGACATCGCCGCACGCGCCTGAGCTCCCCGCCAACACTAAAGGAACTCATTCAAAGCGAGATCGGTGATTTCTTCGCTGGGTTTGGATCACCTGGCGAACCAGAAACACCAGAAGCGATGCAGCGCGAACTCATGATGCGCATCGACAACGTTTTCGATTTTTTCCTTAACCAGTAAGAGAGCAAATCACAATGAAACTCAAACCAATGGGTACTCCTGGTGTGGCTCCGGCACATGTAAAGCCATGGACACAGCAGGAGGATGAACTTTTAGCCACGTTATACCACTCCCACACAGCGCCGGAGCTGACAAAGCACCTTCAGAGAACCGAGTCAGCAATACGAAGCCGCATTCGTCTTTTGCTCTCTCAGGGGGTTATTCACGCCAAACGCCCCCACCTGAGCACAAAAGAACTTAGCATGCTCATCAGGAATCGCCACACAAAAACTATCCGGGAACTCGCGAATGAGTTGGGGCGCTCGCCATCCACGGTGGAACTGAACCTGAGAAAAAGAGGGTATCGGTTCAGGAAATACGGGGAACTCCACCACAGAACCAGATACAGCGATCACCTGGTGGAGTTGGTAACTGAACTGCGTGATGAGAAGGGGATGACATTCAGCGAAATCAGGAAGCACATCCGGGACACAGCCGGGATATCCCTTAAAAGATGGGTTCCCGCCCGGCTTTACGCACGATATACCGCCGCTGACACCGTGCTTTGCGAACTGCTACCGGACTGAGTAACCACTATGCACACACAAAAAAACCGCTTGCCATGCCGCAATCAGTCAGGTTACATTTCCGCTGCGCCTCATAAAACGGGTGCCGGGATTGGAACCCCGCAGACTAACAGAGCGCACAACCGCGCCAGCGGTTTTTTTGTGCGTGCCGTATCGCCACGTCTTTTTCGCGTCAGAATTATGGTGGGGCGTACAGGGCCAGCATCAGCTGGGCCGGGTCCTCTGTTAGCCGGTAGTTCCAACCCTGTACGTCTCACCACCCCGAGCTTGGAACCTCTGGATGGTGAGTTTTCAAAACTGACTAACAGAGAGGCCACATCATGGCAAACCGCAAACAGCACCGCGCTATCGCGGAGCGTCGTCACATCCAGACTGAAATCGACCGCAGACTCACCCGCGCTGCACACATCGCCTTTATCATGCAATCCAACACATTGCACAGACTCAACAGCACTATTTCAGCCGACTACTGCGCCGCTGTATTCAGCTATCTGGCGGAAGACCTCCTGTCTCTTCAGGATCTCATCCAGCAGCAAAACAAACTCCATTAATTCCTGTTCCGGGCCTTTCCTGCACCTTGCGGCGGGAGGCCTTCGCACATCTGTAACAAGAGGATTGCCGCAATGATTCTCGCCAACGACTTTCTTGAATACCTGCTCAACACAGAGCGTGATCTTGCCGTTCGCGTGCGTGAACGTTATGACATGTACCTGAAATCCCTGCCTGTACCGCAGCTCGCTGACGGAAAGATTGTTATTGATGGTCGCTACATGATTGACAGCCACGAGGGAAATTACAGGCTTTACCGCATTGAAGGTGGCACCCCGTCCGTTATTGGCATTTACCAGCGCCCATCCTCTGCAATCGTCGATGTGATTGCCGACAGCATCCGCATCACACACCACCATGCCGACACAGAAGACACTGTGCTGGAGATTCAGCGGCTGGCTGCCGTTTGTCGTGACACTCTGAACGGAATGACGAAGTAAATCAGTATGACGACAGAGTACATCAGGGACTGGCAACAACCGCGCCACGCAGTAGGACGTGAAGGAACGGAGATCCCCGCACCTGAATCCGCACTTTCCTCCTGGCTGGATGCCTACCGGGCAGAGAACGAACGCCGCCAGGAAATGGCTGATGCGGCGTTCTCCGCCACACCGCTGGGCAACCTGATTAATAAAAGCCTGGACGCACAGGAAAAACAGGACAAAACCATCACACTGGCAGGAGACACCAGAAAGCAGGCACGCGGCGCGGTGGATGAAGCCATGGCCTCGCTGCGCCTGCTGCCGTCCTATCTGCGCGATCCGCTTATTCGCCACCTCTCCTTCCTGCGCAAAAAACAGGAAGCTGATCGCCGGAAAGGCAAAAAGAGCTGGCAGGCTGAACGCTACGCGCGCGGAACCCTGCGCAAAATATTCGAACGCCTGGACCGCACCGACCACCGCTGGCTGACACCGGGTTATCGCTCCCTTGCCGGACACGAACGCCTGGATGATTTGCTTTACCTCCCGCAGCTCAACAAACACCAGATACAGACGCTGGCCACCATGACGGCGGCGATGTTCAGCAGCACCTTCGAAAAACTCTGCGATGGCTTTGGCGCGACTGATGGCGAGCTGACCATGGATGTAACGCTGAAGGCGTATCAGATGCTGGCCCGCATGGCGTTACACCTGCACGCCATGCCTCCGCATTATGACGCACTGACAACAGACAAAGACCGGAGGAACGAACCGGACACAGAACTGCTGCCGGGTGCAATCCTTCGCCTGACCTGTGCGGAATGGTGGAAACGCAAACTGTGGCTGTTACGTTGCGAGTGGAGAGAAGAACAACTCCGCGCCGCCTGTCTGGTTTCCAGAAAAACATCGCCTTATCTGAGCCAGGACGCGTTAAGTGAGTTTCGCGCACAGCGCGAGAAAACACGCGATTTCCTGAAAAGTTTCATGCTGGAAAACGAAGACGGGTTCACGATTGATCTCGAGACAGTGTATTACGCAGGAGTAAGTAACCCGGTTCACCGTAAGGCAGAAATGATGGCCACCATGAAGGGGCTGGAACTTCTGGCCGAAGCCCGTGGCGACAAAGCGGTGTTTCTGACTGTCACCTGCCCGTCAAAATACCACGCCACAACAGAGAACGGTCATCCGAATCCCAAATGGAACGGGGCCACCATGCGCGACTCCAGCGATTACCTGGTTAACACGTTTTTTGCGGCGGTCCGCAAAAAACTGAACCGCGACGGCCTGCGCTGGTATGGCATCCGCACGGTGGAGCCTCACCATGACGGCACCGTGCACTGGCATATGATGGTCTTTGCTCATCCGGAAGAAATCGACGGCATCGTGGCCATCACCCGCGATATTGCCATTCAGGAAGACCGCCACGAGCTGGGTGATGACATAACTCCGCGTTTTAAGGCGGAGTACGTCGACGGCTCAAAAGGCACGCCAACCAGCTACATCGCCACCTACATCGGAAAGAACCTGGACAGCCGCGCCGTGGATGGCATCGACCCGAAAACGGGCAAGCCACGCGTTGACCACGAAACTGGAAAATCAATGACCGAGAGCGTGGAGCGCGCCATCGGCTGGGCGCGCCTTCACCGTGTCCGCCAGTTCCAGTTCTTTGGTATCCCCTCCCGTCAGGTGTGGCGTGAACTGCGCCGCCTTGCCAGCCAGATGGCACGCAACCCGGAAGGCCCACAACGGCTGAAGGATGATGCAATGGATGCGGTACTCGCTGCCGCTGATGCCGGGTGTTTTGCCACCTACATTGAAAAACAGGGCGGCGTACTTGTTCCACGCAAGGACTACCTGATTCGCACCGCCTACGACCTCGCAGATGAGCTGAACGATTACGGCGAACAGAGCGTACAGATTTACGGGATCTGGTCGCCGCTCATCGGGGAATCCTCCCGCGTGTGCACGCACCCGGATAACTGGAAACTGGTAAGACGTAAACCTGAAGCAGAAGACAGCGTCCGCGAAAATGGTTTTGACCTTCAGGGCGGCCCTGCCGCCCCTTGGACTCGTGGCAATAACTGTCCCCGTGTACAGGAAACGGACAACAACGGGACAGAACAGCCGGAAGAACGGCCAGCACCGTGGCCGCAGCTTCCTGACGGCGTTGATGTGGATGAATGGATGCGCTCACTGAAACGGCACAAACGCCGGGCGCTGATGCGTTCGCTGCGTGACAAACAGGCAAAAAACAGCAGTGATGAAATGCAGAACTGGTCACAGAGCCGCAAACAGCCACAGCCTTTGCCTGATAACCACGAGTTACTCGCTAAAGAATGGCGGGAATCTGCCGAATCTCTCGGCCTGCATATCGGTGAACAGCAGATGCAGCACCTGTTACGGGGCGGCAGCCTGTACGTTGACGGCAGCATCATTGCACCGCAGGGATATGAAATTGTACGTAAACCGGATACCCGCCAGGACAGCCGAATCACGCAGCTCTGGCAACGCCTGAGCCGTAACCACGGCGTAAGCAGCACGGAGATCCGCCATAACCCGGTCGCCAGCTATCTGGAACAACTAGGGGCATCAGACCCTGAAGCCGCCGCACGCCTGGCATCCACACTTCAGCAAGACCAGAACACCATGAAAACCCCCGTTACCGTGCTTTCTGACATGCTGCGCGCCATCCGCGACGCAGAGCACGCACAGAGAATCAGTGAAACCACTGAACGCGCCCACCGCAAAGCAGACCTGCTGCGGGGTAGCCTGACCAGTGGAAACAAAAAACAGACAGAAACGGGATTCACAAATCCCGTAAATGAGCAAAAAACGTGCCGCGATATATGAAGCGCGCACAAAACAGGCAAAAGCGGGATTTAAAAATCCTGTAAACAATTAATTAATCAACATAAGGAAAAGCGACATGAAAATTTGTATCGACGACGGCTCCACCAACATCAAGCTGGCATGGACTGAGAACGGCGAACGCCGCAACGCCATCAGCCCGAACAGCTTCAAGTCGGAATGGTCTGCGCCGTTCGGTGGCACGCAGCCCGCGAACTACATGCTTGATGGCGTGCGCTATGGTTTTGATCCGGTCAGCGACCGCTTTGTCCAGACGACCGACACGCAATACCAGTACAGCGATGTGAATGTCATTGCCATTCATCATGCGCTGGTCAAATCAGGCATCACGCCACAGGAGGTGGATGTGGTTGTCACCCTGCCACTGAGCGAGTATTTCGACACAAACGCACAGCCGGACATGGCCAACATCAACCGCAAAAAAGCGAACGTTATGCGCCCGGTGGAGTACCAGAACGGCGAGGCATTCACTATCCGTAACGTGCGGGTTATGCCTGAATCCATTCCGGCTGGCTTTAAAGCACTGGCTGACATGAGTCCGTTTGAATCCCTGCTGATTGTGGATTTAGGCGGAACCACGCTGGATGTGGCAAAGGTTCAGGGACAACTGGCAGGTATCAGCCAGGTGTTTTGCGATCCACACGTAGGCGTTTCCCTGATGGCCGATGCCGTGCTGTCGGTGATGGGCACTAACGGTATGCGCACCAGTCACCACATCGCCAATACCATTATCGAACATCGCCATGATGAAGCCTGGCTGCGCCAGCACATCCACAATGACGCGCATTACGACAGCCTGATGGCGGTTATTCGTGAAAAGGAAGAAACACTGAAACAACGTGTGATCCGTGCGCTGGCTGGTTTTTCCGGTTACGGGCGGGTGATGGTTGTCGGTGGAGGGGCGGAGATTGTGGCACCCGCTATCCGCGAAGCCTGCGGAGTTAATGCGACTTTCATCGCGGACGGGGTGCCACAGTTTGCTCTGGTTAATGGGCTGTACGCAATGGATAAGGAGTAAATCAATGACGACACCAACCAGACGAATAAGTTTCTATCTGAAGCCCGCCGTCGTCAAGAGCGAACGGGAGGCGTGCAGTTACCTCGACAGCCTGCCAGCCTCCGAACGCAGCCGTGCACAACGCGCGGCCTTTCTGGCGGGACTGGCACTCATAAAACGCGCCCCCGCACTGGCGTACTCGCTGGCAGAATGGTCGAGCGATGAAATCCGGTTACCCCCACAGCTGGCGCTCCCGGAGAAACCGGCACAACCAGCAACGAAGAACGACAACGCTGCACAGCAGATGAAAAAGAACATTCAGGCTTTTTTTCCTGAGTAGCAAAAAGATAAACTCAACGAGGCGACACGGAATCGCCTTGTTGAGTTTATACACTGAAAGGGCTGTTGATAATGAAAGAACTGAATAAAAGCAAAATTATATCCATCATTTCTGAAATGGAAGACATTATTAATCGTGAAAACATGACATCAGAACAATTACTGAGTTGTGCAATTATTATTGATGAGCGCAATAAAAAAATTCAAAGACTGGCATCAGGGCGATCCCTGCGCCTGAAAGAGCAACACTTAACTTCATGCAATTCGCAATATCGGGACGGTAAAAAACTATATTGTTCATTTTGCGGAAAATACCAGACTGAAGTGGAGAGGCTCATTGCAGGGCCTTCTGTTTATATATGCGATGAATGTGTTGATTTGTGTGTGGATATTATTAATGAGGGCAAATCAGACGCCGGAGATAAAAACAACAATACAAATTAAGAAAACCCGGAACGGGTGCGCAAATTCTTTGCGCGCCCGTTCCGGGTTGGACAAGCGAAGCGCGTCAGTCGCCGTAGCAGGGTGAATCCACATCGCAAATACGTTTATCGCTGAATTTAAGTTCATCAAACATTGCTTCTCGCTTGCAGACTGTATTTAATATTTTGGGGGTTCAGAGGCGGCTCCCCAAAAAAGTTGATACCGCCTAGTTGGTCACTTCGTCGTCAGACTGGGACTCCAACCACGCCAACTGAGAGGTTGGCACAATCTTCTCCCAAAAAAGCTACGACCCCGTCTGCAACAATTCCAGCGCCATCTGTTTTTCTTCCGGACGCATCCGCTCAATCAACAGCTTTAACACACCATTCTCCAGCCCGCTGGGCACCAGTGTGTGCGAGTAGGTCAGATTCATCACCCAGGTATGTCCGCACTCGAGACGGGTGCAACGGTAATACACATCAGCAAACTGATCGGTTTTCCAGGCTGTTTTCTCAATCACTGCATGTGCACCGCAGCAATGACACCGCGCCTTCTGTCTGCGCATTTTCCACCTCCCGGAACAGCGTTTTACTGCCGCCGATTTTACCCGCTCTTTCCCCATACCGCACATCACTCCATGGGTTCATCAAAATCAAGAATAAATTTCACCTCCCCCAGTCGTCTGATATCCGGGTCGCTGTTGATCCCCTCCATAATCAGGCGACGCATCGGGATAACCTCATCCCTGTAATATGCCTCGCGGGATTTCAGCGGATCACCAAGCCCGGCCGTATTTGCGGGGATGATGCCGGCAAGTCCGGGTGGGAAACGGTGCGCAACGAGCTGATCCTGGGCACTGATGGTTTTTATATTCAGAAACTCATCTTTTGTACCTGAATCCCCGATAGGGATCACCTTAACGCCTTCTTTGTCTCCGCCCGGTATATTGATAAACATGGATTTAAAATTGCCCGCCCCTTTTGACGCCTCTATCTTTTTACGGAATTCCGCCTCGAGCTCGGGATCCATGTCCGGGTCAGTGGAATACAGGATATAACCAAGATGTGCGCCGTTCTTGTAATACTTGCGGCGAAAGCGGGTGGCATCCACATTCAGCATGGCGGATTCCATCCCGTGAATATAATCCGGGACACCGTAAACCTGCTGTTGCGGGTCATAAATGGCCACGAACACCACTTCGCCTGGCTGATAAACGAGATCTTCCAGTGCTGCCTGCACAATCACCGTGCCACCCTCGTTGTTACGCCGCAGGTACAGAGAAGGTAACGTATGCAGGCGCACCACTCGACCGAAGCCATTGCGCACTTTAAGCAACCCCATATCCCCGAATATCAGCAGATTGGTTACTGCTGCCGCCATGGCGGCGTGTGTCATACCACCACCACCCCGAAAACCCTGCATGATCATATTGACGCGCGCACGCAATACCGCGCCGTGATACGGTGCGATATTGGACAACATGGCGAGATCCATGCGCTCAATTGGCGGCGTGTACCAGCCGTTATAGCCATCCCAGAGCGAGCCGTAATAACAGCCCCATGCAGCGACCGGTTCCGGGTCACCAAATTCAATAAACGTCATTTTGCTGGCTGTTTTTTTTGCCACGCCATCGTGTAACACGGGGTATTTTTTCTTTTTACTCATCTGACAGGATCCATGTTGATTTGCGCTTGTGCTTATAGTTCAGGGGTTCATTACTTGCGGCATGAGCGATGGCAAAGAAGATGTCAGCGTGCCCGGTTTCTTCGCTACGTTCGGCGGTGAAAGTGACTTTATTGCCACTGTTGGTGGATTCCTGACGAATGGCCAGGAACGATGCCGGAATGTCCGTGGCTTCCTCATCCCACTCAATACGGTTGGCGTAAATCAGATCCAGCATCTTCATCACCAGGCGGTTTTTGGATTCCACGCTGTAATGAATGGCCACTGTTTCACGGCGGGCAAATCCCTGAACCAGCTCAAAGACACCGTAGCCAAGACCGGTGACATCAATGCCGATAAACGTCATGTTATAGCGTGCCTTAATGCTGCGGATACGCTCTGCCATAAACTGGAATGACATGCTGCGCCAGTGGTGTTTTTCCAGCACGCGGAATCGTTCTGCCGCAACCAGCGGCGGTGCCAGCACAACAAATGTGGCGTTATCGCCGGAGCGCGCAGGGTCAAAGCCGCCCCACACCTCACGGTTACCAAACGGCATGGGCTCTTCCGGGTGAAAATCCTCCCACGTACTGACATCAACACCACAACGCACAAGATCATCGAATTTAAAGACGCTCTCTTTGTCATCCACAAACACACACATAAACAGCATATTGAACGCTGTTTCGTTGTATCGCTCGCGCAGCTCGTTGATATCAGCAAGGTTAAAGCCGCCGGCAATGGCATCTTCCAGCGTAACCACATAGCGCCACTGACCATCCGGACATTCACGCCCGCCATCGCGCAGCTCATCAAAGGATGGAAACTCAACCCCTTTTCGTTTCGGATCGCCTTTGCGCCATTCATCGCCAGACCAGAACGGGTAACCCTGGTGTGTTTTGGATGACGGCGTGGAGAAATAGGTAATGCGCCAGTGTTTATGGGTGGCCATCCCTGATGCCACTTCATTGAGACGGCGAAAACCGGGGATCCACAGGTATTCATCAATATACAGGTGGCCGCTGTTTGACTGCGCTGTGTTACTGTTGGTCGCCAGAAAATACAGTTCAGCCAGGTTGCTTAACTTAACCGGATTGCCTTTAATAGGAATGCCAAACTCTGTTTGTGCAATTTTTACAATATAAGTACGGAACACTTCGGCCTGACGTTTTGATGCCGATAAAAATATCTGTGTGTCGCCGGTTAATACCGCATCTTCAAACGCCTCAAACGCGAAGTAATACGTCGCCCCAATCTGGCGGGATTTAAGCAGATTGCGTACACGGCGGAATTTGTTTTCACGCAGGCGCAACTGATAAGCAAACAGTTTCTTCGTAAACGGCTCAAAACTTTCAGCAGTCAGTCCGGAAACGTCATTAGCTTTACGGGGGCGCTCTTTCTTGCCTGCACCTTTTTCTCCGCGTTCTTCTTTTCCATAACGGCCAGGCTGGGGAATGTCCACTCCCATTCGCGCAATCTCAGCCATTCGTTCCGTGTGCTTGTTTCTGACCGACATCAGTTTGACGTGATGACCAATCAGGCGATCGAGCTCATCGTGTTCTTCCTGGGTCTTATGGTCACGTTCCGCCAGTACAGCGAGACGCCGGGCGATAACATCTTCCACGCCTTCCGTATTGAGCTGCGTGTACCACTCAAACTTTGTCGCCCAGTAATAAACAATTCGCGGGCTGTTCAGTCCGAGTTTCTTTTGTATTTCTTTTGGTGTGTGCCTTTTCAGATAGAGCGATTTTGCAGCAGCAATTACCTCATCAGAATACGCCATAAAATACCTGTGATATTTGTTTCAACCTGTTTTCATCTTTTCTGGATTTTTCCCATAACGCCCCATTATTTGCCGCAGGATTTTTTTTAACGATTATCTGTTTTCGGTATTTTTCGGATATATGTGCATATCCGAAAGTACCGGAAATTAATCAGATGACGACATTTTTATTTCTCCGTTAAATAACGCCAGTTTAATTTTTATCAGCGGGTTAATTCAGATGTCGAAACTGAAAACAGACTGGGTGGTCGTAGCCACTTCAGGCCCCACCATCGACGGTCGGGAAATTGATCCAAAGTGGCTTACGGATGCCGCCGAGGTTTATAACCCGGACGAACACACCGCCATGCTCTGGCCGTTTCATGCCAGCGCCGGCTGGCGTGCTTTCACCAATAACTATGGTCTTGTTGATGCACTGAAGGCGGAAAAAGTCGGTGATAAAGTGCAGCTGAAAGCCCGCCTGATACCCAACCGCTTTCTGACCGAAGCCAACGAGGCTGGACAAAAACTTTTCACCTCCATAGAGGTAAAGGAAAACTACCTGGGAACAGGCAAATTCTTTGTATCCGGTATCGCCGTGACTGACACACCGGCCAGCATCAACACCACCCGCCTGCAGTTTTCCCAGGGCGAAACCATTCGCATGGGAAGTATGGAAGAGCTTTGCTTCACATTACAGTCAGATGACGAGATAGCAAAAAAGGGGTGGTTCTCACGATTATTCTCATCCGAACCCTGCAAACAGGAAAACGATATGAACGAAAAACAGTTCGGTCAGTTGATGGACGCCATCAACAAAACCGGCGAACGCCTGGAAAAACTGGAAGAAAACGTCGCGCAGTTCAGCGCGAAGAATGCCCCGAAAGATACCGGTGATAACAAGCCGGAAGGCAGCACCGGCGATCAGGGACAGGACAACGCAGAACAGAACAACAAGGACGACAAAACCTTCACGCTGACCACCGGGCAGGGCGAAAAGCTGTTCTCCACAGTGAACGCCATCGCGGAGAAGGTTACCAGTATGGAAACCGCATTTGCTGAACTCAGCAAGGACGCCACGAAGCTGCCGGGCAACAATCCGGCCGGTGGCGAAACTTTTAACCTGGTGTAACCGGAGAGAACGCAATGAACATGACACCAGAAGCACAAAAGCTGGTTAATCAGTACATCAGCGAACTGCAAAAAACATTCAGTGACTGCGGGAAATCAAGCGATCGTTTCTTTTCGCTGACCGAGCCACGCAGTATTGCCCTGCGTAAAGCCCTGCTGGAAAGCACAGAGTTTCTGAGTTTCATCACCTGCATGGACGTTCCGCACCCGCAGGGGCAGGTCGTCACCGTGGGCGAATCCACGCTGCGCACCGGTCGCGTGAAAAGCGGTCGTTTCGCTAAAGGTTCGGGCATCAAAGGCAACGAATTTAAACTCGTTGAAACTGATTCCTGCTGCGTGATCACCTGGGAACAACTCGCCATCTGGGCGAATGCCGGCAGCCCGCAGGAATTTTTCAACCTGATGAACTCCGCCGCCGTCACCAACTTTGCGCTGGACATGCTGCGCATTGGCTTTAACGGTAAAGAGGCTGCTGAAAACTCTGACCCGGAAAGTCACCCGAACGGCGAAGACGTCAACATCGGCTGGCATGAAATCGCCAAAAAGTGGGGAGAACAGCCCGGCAATACCTCCCGTATTCTGACGGACGCCGTTACCCTGGGCGAAGGCGGTGATTATGTCGGCCTTGATGCCATGGCCTCAGACCTGATCCGCACTTATATCCCGGCGCAATATCACAACGATCCTCGCCTTACTGTGCTGGTTGGCGCAGACCTTGTGGCTGCTGAAGAACTACGCCTCTACAACAAAGAGGACAAGCCCACCGAAAAAGTGGCCGCACAGTTGCTGACGAAGAACATCGCAGGCCGCAAGGCCATCATTCCGCCGTTTATGCCGGGTAAGCGTATGGTGGTGACCATGCTGCCAAACCTGCAGATCCTGACGCTGAAGGATTCCCGCCGTCGTAAAGCGGAAGATGTGGGCGATCGCAAACAGTTCGAAAACTCATACTGGCGTTACGAGGGGTACGCCCTGGGCGATCCGGATTTATATGCTGCCGTGGATGAGTCTGCGGTCACTATCGCCTGATAAACGGAGCGCACGGTATGCCAACGCCAATGCAGCGACAACGTGCCCGACAGATGGATGAGCGCCGTGCGGCGCTCATGACCACAACGGACGGACGCGCCATCAGCACAGAGAGTCAGCACATTAAACTGCTGGCACTGGATAACGACATCAGACAACTGCACAACATGGAGCTGCTGTCTGACAAGCTGGAATTCAAGCGGAGCACGCTGCTGCCCCGCTGGCTGCCACACGCACAGGCTTATCTGGAGGGGGAACGCGTCTATCAGAATCCCATTCTGGTGTACTGCATCATCTGGCTGTTCGATACCGGGCAGTTTGAGATGGCGCTGCGGTGGACTGACATTGCCATTGAGCAGGGGCAAAAGACGCCGGAGAACTTCAAAAGCGAGCTGCCAACGTTTGTGGCCCATTTCATTCTTGAATGGGCAGAAACCGAAGCTGAACGCGGGAACAGTATCGCGCCATATTTTCAGCAGGTGTTTGAAAAAATCCGTGACAAATGGCGCGTGAATGAACGCCTTGCTGCCCGCTACTGGCGCTTTGCAGGCGTCCTGCTGCTGCGCGGCGATGACGGTAAACCGCTGGCCAGTGCAATTAACGATCCGGAGAGACTGCAACAGGCCGACCAGTGTCTGGAACGGGCTGCCTGGCTGCATCCCAAAATTCAGGTGAAAACCCTGCGCCAGCGCATTGCCGCAAGACTGCGCGCGTTGCAGGGCACGTAAACGACTCCCAACAACCGGGCGGGCGCGGTGGAGGTGTGCCGGCAAAAGCCATCAGCACACTGCGGAAACCGGTCAGCCCGCCTTTCCCCGGAGTGAGCATGTTTGACGGGAAAAGCATTCACTATCAGCAGGCCATTATTCAGAACGATGGATTCTGGCCGGATATTGATGCCGGCGATTTTGAAAAGAGCCGCAGCATCCCCGCCGTCACGTCACACGAAACGGTGCTGACGGCGCTGCTTTGCGCGGTAACAGAGATTAACACTGAACTGGCTGCACGCCGTGAATACTGGCAGGAACAGGGCTACATCCGGGCCGCTGATATTCCGGGTTACACCGTGTTGCAACCAGAGCCGCGCAATACAGGCGCACAACCTGAACGGATGCAGAATCACATTACAGCACTGTACACCAAGGCCGTGTATGCACGCGCAAAGGCCGATCTTTTGCCGGAATCTGCCAGCGTGGGGCGGCGCGAGGCGCAACCCTCATCAGAAGCCAGCGAGAGTCGCCGGACGTTGCTGGCTGAAGCGGCCATGGCGGTGCGGGCGCTGCTGGGCCGACCACGTGCATCCATCGCGCTGATTGATTAAGGAAATGGTATGACGCAACTCGCCAGCCTGACGGCATTCATTGAAAACAATCTGCCGGCACGCGCACGCATTCCGTTCACCAGTGACATGGATGACATCACGCTCGTTCCGTTTACGAAGTCGCTGGGGCACGGGCAGTTATGTACGCAGGTTCGAAAATATACGGCTTTTCTGCGATGGGACGCATGGCCCTACCGCAAACTGAATCCGGATTTGGTGTTTTCTCTGGTTGAAGCCTGGCTGGCAGACAACGGCGGCGACCTGCGCCAGCGCCTGGCACCGGATGCGCCAGCCGTTGACGTCGAAGTGGATGATGAAAATGAAGTGGCATGGCTGGAAATCAGTCTGCCGCTGGTTGATCCCATCACCCTGGTTGAGGACGAAAACGGCCCCATCCCCAGAGGCGGGAAACGTTACCAGCTGGAAAAGCCTGAAATCTGGGTGGCTCAGGCGCATCAGCTTCACTGTCAGGTGATGCCATGACGCGCCCCGTGATTAACGAGTCACAACTCCGGCAGGTTCGTCGCGCCATCAGAGAGGCAGAACTTCCGCCGGCAAAGGCCAGAAAGCTGTTGGTTCGCATTGCGAAATACGGCCTGATACCGGCTGCACGACGCAATGTGAAAGCACAGCGAACACCGGAGGGGGCAGCCTGGGCACCACGAAAAAGACCGGATAAAGCCAGCGGCAGGTATAAAAACAAAATGCTGCTGGGACTGCCGAAACTGCTGGCCATCAGGGTTGATGGCAGCGGGAAAAGTGTCCGCCTTTTCTTCAAAAAAGGGGATTACAACACCGGCTCTCATGGTGGGGCGGTTGCGTGGGTGCAACAGCACGGCGCAACCATCAAAGGCCGCGCCACAAAACGCCGGGACAGCGAAGCCATGCGCACCCGTCCCGCCACACGACGGCAGGCAGAACGCCTTCTTTCTCTGGGCTTTCGCGCCCCCGTCGGCGCGGTCAGCAAAAAAACCGGACGCAGGGGATACAGAAAACCTTCCCTGAAATGGATTATGGAAAACATGAGTATGGCGCAGGCCGGGCTGGTGATCAGCATTCTGAAAGGCGAGCAGAAAAAACGTGTATGGGAAATCAAAATTCCCTCCCGCGCATTTCTGGGAGCCAGTAACGCTGAATTTGCCCGCATTCTGGAGGCGCAATTGCGCAGCCTGCATTACGGCGGCACGAGATAACAAAATCAGGAGACAAATCATGACCTGGCCATCTGTCACGATCGAACAGTACAACACATTCAGCAGTTCACCGGACGGCGTGGAAAATACACTGCTGTTTGTGGGCAATGCACAAAACAACAAAGGTAAGGTTCTGCCGGTTAACGCTAACAGCGATCTGGATGAACTGCTGGGAACGAACGCCAGCCCGCTGAAGAATTTCCTTCAGTCCGCACTGACCAATGCCGGGCAGAACGCCTTTTTCTATGTTGCCGTTCTGCCGGAAGCAGGCAGGGGCAAAGAAGCGACGCCAGCCTGCCAGGCATGGCAGAACGCCATACTGGCGGCTCAGGAAACTGTTTCAGTTGAAGGCGTGGTGATCACCGAACCGGTCAGCACGAAGGATGACATCAACGCCATACAGGCGTTACGTCAGACCATCATCAATAAATATCAGCGCCGCATCTGGTTCATTCTGACCATTGCCGCCAATAACTGCAGCAAAACCTGGGCAGATTACGTTGCTGAACTGACCACGCTACAGGAAGGCATCGCCGCCCCGCAAATCATGCTGGTTCCGGAAATTTTTGGCTTTGAACCGGGCGTTCTTGCCGGCCGTCTGTGTAACAGCGCCGTCACCATTGCTGACAGTCCGGCGCGTGTGGCAACCGGGGGCCTGTCCGCACTGAAAACCACTGAACGCCCGAAGGACAGCGCAGGGCAGGCAATTGATCTCGCCACCCTGCAGGCACTGGCAACCGCCCGCTACAGCGTGCCCATGTGGTATGCCGACTATGACGGCCTTTACTGGGCTGACGGTGTAACACTTGAAGTGGAAGGTGGGGACTACAACGTCATTGAGCATGTCCGCATTGCTGATAAGGTGGCGCGCCGCGTGCGGCTGATAGCCATCCCCAAGATTGCAGATCGCTCGCTGAACAGCACGCCGGGTAGCATTGCCGCACATGAAACGCTGTTTGCCCGCCCACTGCGTGCCATGGCGAAATCCACGCAAATTAACGGCATCACATTTCCGGGAGAAGTGAAATCGCCCCGGAAAGGCGACGTGGTTATCACCTGGCAGGACGAAAAGACGGTCAGCATCAGCATTGTCGTCCGCCCTTACGCCTGCCCTAAAACCATCAAAGTGGGCATTCAGCTGGATAAATCTCTGGAGGAAAACGCATGACGACCCGCATTAACGGCATGGCGTTTGACACTTTTATCGGTGGAACGGATATCCATGTGAAAAGCATCTCACTGGACATCAGCGATGAAAGCGCCGTTGCCAAAACCCGTGGCATCCCTGACGGCAAACTGCGCGGCCCTGTCAGTGCCGAAGGTGAAATCGAAATGAGTACCCGCAGCTTTAACCAGCTCGGGGAAGTGGCTGCTCAGGCGGGATCGTGGCGTGACCTGCCGCCAATGGATTTTGTGTTTTACGCCAATACGGGAACCGAAGAAATCCGCGTTGAAGCCTTCGGTTGTGAGCTGATGCTTTCCGGCCTGTTAAGCATTGACACCGAGAGCGCAGATCTGACCACGCACAAAATCAAGTACGTGGTGGCAAGCCCTGACTTTGTGCGTATCAACGGCGTGCCCGTTCTCTCAGAGAACGACGTGCGCGGACTGATGGGGTGAACCATGCAGGAGCATGAGCGCACCATTATCACTCTGGGCATTCTGGGCGGAATCGCTGCCGCAAGTCGGGTGCTGGCTGGCGCAGAGCCGATTACGTTGCGGTTGTTTGTGGGCCGAACCCTGCTGGGGAGCGCGCTGGGTGTTTCTGCCGCTGCCCTGCTGGTTCGCTACCCGAATCTTGACCCACTGGCCATTGCCGGCGCAGGCACCGCAATGGGCGTTGCCGGTTACCAGATTGTTGAAATCTTCCTGCGTCATATGCGCCGGAAGCTGGACGAGAAAGAGAACAAAGAGGAGTAACCGCAATGTTGTCCCGCAGGGAACAAAAAGCCGCTGCCATTGCCTGGAAAATTATCCGGGCACTGTGGTACTGGCTGCGCAAACCTCAGCAACCTCATAAGGAGCAAAAATGAAACTCTCCGATAAGCAACAACAATTTACCGTCATGATCGGAAAACTCATCCAGTTTGCCCATCAGCGCGGTTATGGCCTGACGTTCGGTGAGGCGTACCGCACGCCAGAACAGGCAAAACTCAACGCACAAAAGGGATCCGGCATTGCCAACAGCCTGCACTGCCAGCGGCTGGCCGTGGATTTTAATCTGTTTATTAACGGTGAATATCAGACCCGCACAGAGGCCTACCGCGAGCTGGGCGAGTACTGGGAATCCCTTGGTGGCGCATGGGGCGGTCGTTTTAAAAACCGCCCGGATGGCAATCATTTCAGCCTTGAGCACGACGGCGTGCGCTGATTTTACGCTTAATAAGCCTTCCTGCAGGCTTATTAAGCCCTCTTATTCTTGACTTTAAAAGGAAATGATGATGAACGATAAAAACACCCAGACTACCGCAGAGAACACCATCACTTTACAGGTCGGCGAGCATGAACTGACGTTTATCCCGACCGTAAAAGCCTACAACGACCTGCAGAACGACTTCATGCCGGATAACAAAATCGCGCCGCTGAAAAACTACCTGCGCCGTATCGTGATTAAAGAGCACCGCGATCTGCTGAACCAGCTGCTGGAAAAACCAGGAATGCCGGCCAGCCTGGCAACAGCCGTGAATAACGAGTTTGTGCCGGAAGTGGAAATCACCGTAAAAAAATAAAAAGCCATCTGGGAGCCATTGATCGCAATGACCTTACCCGGATGCTGATTCTGCGCCGCCACTGGCTGCCCGGCGAGGATGACTCGCCGCAGTCACTGGCTGCCGCCGTCTGGCTGGATAACCACTACTGGGAAAATATGAGCATCGCCGTCAATAACGGCATTATCCGTGCTTTTAAGGGATCGTAATGTCACAACAGCGCCTTGAATTACTTCTTGAACTGACAGACCGCCTGACAAGGCCGTTGCGTGCAGCCGGGCGACAGGTTCAGGGATTTGCTGCAACAAGTCGGGGAGCCTTTCGGGACATTGCTACCGGAGGCGCTGCGCTCTGGGGAGTGGGTGCAGCCATTCAGGGGGCACTGATGCCAGCCATTGAAATGGACAGGGCGCTCGGTGAGGTGAAATCACTGGGCGTCGCAGAGTCCGGATTGCGTAAACTCAGCCGCGCCGCCGTTGATTTCACTATGGAATACGGCGGGGCTGCGCAGGATTTTGTGCGTGCGTCATACGACATCCAGTCAGCCATTGCCGGGTTAACTGACGATGAGCTGTCCCGCTTCACCACCGCATCAGCAACGGTGGCAGCAGCAACCAAATCCAGCAGCCAGACCATTACCGCCTACATGGGCACCATGTACGGCATCTTTAAAGACCAGGCTGATGCCATGGGAAAAAGCAAATGGGTGGAGCAGGTCGCCGGGCAAACCGCCACCGCCGTGCAAATGTTTAAAACAACCGGCGATAACATGTCAGCGGCGTTCACCACGCTGGGTGCCAGTGCAAAAGCGGCCGGTATTGATGCGGCTGAACAGTTCGCCGTGCTGGGACAACTACAGGCCACCATGAGTGGCAGCGAGGCAGGGACGAAATACAAAGCATTTCTTGCCGCAGTAGGCAGCGCCCAGAAAAAGCTGGGGCTTAATTTCGTGAATAAAGACGGCACGATGAAAAGTGTTGTCGAGATCATGAAACTTATCAGGGGCAAATTTGGTGATCTGTCAAAAGTGGCTGATTCCGATTTGCTGAAAAGCGCCTTTGGCTCCGATGAAGCTGTGGCCATGATTAAATTACTCAATGCGGACATTGGCGGACTTGAAAAGAATATCGCCACGCTGGGCAATATCAAAGGTATGGATAAGGCTGTCGAAATGGCACAAGCCATGGCCGATCCATGGGAACAGGCCGCTGCAATTATTAACGGCATTCGCATCGAAATTGGCACGCAGTTGTTGCCTGTTCTGTACCCGTTTATCCAGAAAAGCAACGAAGGCGGCAAATCCTTTGTTGCCTGGTTACGTCTGTATCCAAACATCACGCGCGCAATTGGTTTACTGGCGGGGACTTTTCTTAGCCTCGCAACCGTTGGCGCTCTCAGCAATATCATCATGGGACTGTTCAGCTTTGTAACAAAAGGGCTGATTGCCCCCGTAACAGGCTTAATAAAGCTTCTCAGGTTAAGCGCATTGCGAAATACACTGGCCGCTGCTGCAACAGGGGCTTATGCCGCTGCACAACAATATCTGAACAGGGTCATGCTGGTTTCAATGCTGACAGGACGCGGCTTTCTTACCACCATGCTGATGATGAGCGGGCCCATTCTGCTTATTGGTGCAGCCATTGCAGCAGTTGTTGCTCTTGTCTGGAAATTCTGGGAACCCATCAAAGCGTTTTTCAGCGGATTCATTCAGGGGTTCAGCGATGCATGGAAGACTATTTCACTTGGCTCTCCCATTCTGGCCGATATCGGCGCTGTTTTTGGTTTTGTATGGGATGCCATCAAAACAGCATTTAACTGGCTGATGAATTTACTCACACCGGTAGAACTGACGGGCGAAGCGTTCGGACGCGCCAGCGATGCCGGTGCGTCTTTTGGCCGTATCGTTGCCACAGCAATCAACTGGATCCTGACGCCCACTGAAATCATGCTCGGACTGTTATCAAAAGTGTGGCAGGCCCTGCTCATTATTCTGCAGGGGTATAAGGATATCTGGAACAGCCTGGATATTACTCACCCCCTAGATTCACTGAAAAATCTGGCTTCCGGGATCCTGGCTATTTTCAGCAACCTCTGGGAACTGGTGAAACAGTCCTTCAGTGATTCATGGGGCTGGATTGTGGACAAACTCAACATGATCCCCGGCGTTAACATCGGCACATCAGAAAGCACAGGAAGTGGCGAAGGCTCCGTATTAACCGGCGGTAAAGCCATCAGCGCGGGGCCGGGTGGCATTGCGGCAGAAATGCAGAACAACAGCGAAAACCAGACCACCATCGACAACTCCCGTCGTGTGGTCAACGTCAATGTGCAGGATCCATCCCCTGCCCGTCTTAACGAGTGGATGGAGCTGCATGCATACTGATAAAACGCTTTACATTGATTTGCTCATCACCGGCCGCAATCTCACGCTGAACAGCGCCAGTGAGCCGGTGTTATGCAACAACAGGGAAAGTATTGCCCAGGACTGCCAGCACGCCATCATTGAGAGCGGACTGGCAACGCGCCTGCTGGCTGAAAAAAGCCCGACGCTTCGTGCCGACATCATGATGCAGATGACACTGCTGATTGAAGATGATGAGCGTATTACGCCTGGCACGGTCAGTGTGACAGAAGAAACCCCGCTTTCTGGTCGCCTGCTGATTAGCGCCCACACCGAAGATTTTTTTGAACCCCTGACTTTTACGGTATCTCTTGATGATTAACGGCAAACCTACTGCAGATTACGAGCGCATTCTGGCTGATAATGGCATGCCGGTAACCGAAGAACAGGCTCGCGCTGAATTTGAAGCCATTGTCAAAGACGAAGGGCTTATCACCAACACTTCCCGCATGTCGCCGTTCTGGCGACTGATTACAGCTATCACCACAAAACCCGTGATGTGGCTGAAAGATGCGCTGGTTAATGTGGTGATGAAAAACCTGTTTCTGGCTGATGCCAGCGGTGTATTCGTTGATGTTTTTGCCTGGGCGGTAAACCTGCAACGCAAGGCCGCCACGCACGCAGCCGGCGAGATTCGTTTCACCAAAAACGACATTGATCGCGCAGTTACCGTGTCGGCCGGTACGCAGATTCAGACAGAACGCATTAACGGCGTGATTTATACGCTGACCGTTGTCAGGGATACCGTTATTCCGGCAGGAACACTCAGCATGAACATCGATGTTTCTGCGGAACAGGCCGGAGCCGGCTTTAACCTTGCGCCGGGATATTACCGCATCCTTCCGGTGGCGATTGATGGTATTGCCGGCGTTGAGAACGATGAAAACTGGCTGACCACACCGGGTGCCAACGAAGAAAGCGATGACGAGTTGCGTGATCGTGTTCGCAATCAGTTTAATCTTGCCGGCGCTTATCACACCGATGCAGTTTACCGGGGATTAATTGCCGGCGTTGCCGGCATCAGTGCCGACCGCATCTATTTTCTGCATGACGCACCACGCGGCCCCGGCACAGCAAATGCTTACATTCTGCTGGATACCGGCATCGCATCCGAACCGTTCGTTGATGCAGTAAACGCATTCATTAACGATGAAGGTCATCACGGACACGGTGATGATCTGCGCTGTTTTTCCATGCCTGAAACACGCCACACCCTGACCGTGACACTCTGGTTATATGCAACGCTGAACCTCAGCGATGAGGAAATTCAGACGTTATTGCGCAATGTGGAAAATCTGGTTCGCTGTGCATTTCGAGAAAACAGCGATTATGACGTTCAGAAAACATGGCCGTATAGCCGTTTCAGCATGTCCAGACTGGGCGAAGAGATCCACCAGGTATTTCCACAGGTGGAGTCGGTTACATTTTCTCTTCCGGATATTCTCAGTGATCTGGCTGTTCCTCGTCTGGAATCCCTTACTGTGGAGGTGAGCGCGTGAAACTTCCGGAGATCCCTGAATTCCCGCTCCCCACCTGGATGAATAAAGGCGAGCCGTTAACGCTGGCACATTCATCGCATCGCTACTGGGAAAAGGTATACAGCTGGCTGACGTGGCCACTACAGCAGATTGATGTCGACACCTGCGCAGAACCTTTACTTAACCTGCTGGCTTATCAGCGCAATATCACCCGATTTAAAGGAGAGCCGGTTTCGTTATTTCGCTTAAGGGTGAAACACGCGTTTATTAACGCTCAGGACTCTGGCGAACGCGCCGGCTTCGAACGCATCTTTAAGCGTCTTGGCGTGGGAGACGTTAAAACACTGGAACGGCAACTGCAGCATGACTGGGACGTTATTTTACTGCGCATTAATGACACCCAGTTAAGTGAAAACAACGCGCTGATGATGCAGCTCGTGCGCCAGTATGGTCGTACCTGCAGGCGCTATTTCTTTCAGGTAATCAATACAACCACTGCCCGGCTGACAGCCGGCACATTTGATGGCCATTACAGGTATCACACAGCAGAAGCAACGGTGAGAAAGGACACCATCTGGTTAACCGCTTCGCTACAGGCAGGACATTACGGCCTGTCCGTGGAGCATTACACATTACAGGCAGACGAAGCATGAGCACGATTATTACTGAACAGTACGAACACTGGTGTGCGAATCAGCTCATCAGTGGAAAACCTGCGCGCCCGGATACATTTGTTTTTGCATATATTCCGGGACAGGATGAATCCGCAGAGATCCCCCGCGATGAGATACTCCCTGATGAATCCATGATTCAGTATCGTGCGCCGGTCACCCAGTACGGCCTCCTGTCGCCGAACGCGACCGCGTTTTCCATCATTCTGGACACGACAGTCGGCGACTTCGAATACAACTGGATCGGTCTGCTGAACGAAGAAAGCGGCGTGCTCTGCATGATTGCGCACACACCTCGTCAGCAAAAAATTAAAACAGCGAACGGCGTGCAGGGAAACAACCTGATCCGCACATTTTCCATGGAGTTTGACGGCGCAGCCGCAGCAATGCATATCGATGTCAGTGCTGATGTCTGGCAGATTGATTTCACTGCACGCCTTGCAGGAATGGATGAGGCCCGCCGGCTGCTGGCGTTTGATCACTACGGTGAAGCCGCTTTTCTGGGGGATGGTTTTCAGGTCAGCTATCAGGATGGTACCGCTACTGTTGCCGCCGGCGTGGGTTATGTGGGAGGTCTGCGCGTCAGTCTGCGCGAACCTTACAGCCTGCCGGCTGCGGTCGGGGATACCATTTGGATTGATGCAAGCTGGCAGGGATTTGTTACCGGCGAATGGAATACCGTTTTTACGTTCTGCGCCCGCCAGGAACATGCGTCCTATACAGACGGTAACGGCTTCCGACACTTTGTCGCGCCACTTGCGAAACTGACATCAGAAGGCTTACAGGATTTACGTCCACAGACGCCCGATGAAGAACAAAGCAATGCACTGGCAGAGCACGAAAAATCCCGCCGTCATCCGGACGCAACACTGAAGGAGAAAGGCTTTGCGCAGTACAGCAACTCCACCGACAGCGACGCAGAAGACCGCGCCGCCACATCAAAGGCAGTAAAAGCCGCAATGGATAAGGCAAAAGGCGCTGTTGAGCGTGGCGGCGACACCATGACCGGGGAACTGAAAATCCGTGGTGTTAATGCGCTGAGGATTTTCAACGAAGCCTTTGGTCTGATTTTTCGTCGTTCGGAAGAGTGCCTGCACCTTATCCCTACCAGTGAAGGTCAGGGCGAGAATGGCGATATTGGTCCACTTCGGCCGTTCACTATTAATCTGCGGACGGGTGAAATATCCATGTCGCATAAAGTGTCTGTTGGCGGCGGTTCTCAGGTCAATGGTGCGCTGGGTATCGGCGTTCAGAACGCGCTGGGCGGAAACTCAATTGCTTTCGGGGATAACGATACAGGTATAAAACAAAACGGCGACGGCATTCTGGATGTTTATGCGAATGGACAGCATGTATTTCGTTTCCAGAATGGTGTGGCGATAGCGTTAAAAAATATTCAGGCCGGAAATGCTAAAAAATTCACGTTATCCAGCGCCAACAACTCCACGAAAAACGCAACGTTTAATTTATGGGGTAATTCATCCCGACCTGTAGTTGCAGAGCTTGGTGATGATTCCGGCTGGCATTTTTACAGTCAGAGGAATACGGATAACAGTATAACGTTCGCTGTAAACGGGCAGATGGTTCCATCAAACTACGGAAACTTTGATGCCCGCTATCAGACCAAAACAGGCGGTGTGCAGGATGTGCGTCTGGGAAGCGCCATTGGTATTGGGCGTGGCGGGAATGCACCATCAGGTCACCTTATCAGCGGTCTTGATGGTGGTGAAAGTATGGACTGGGCCAATGCCCGCCCGGTGCAGGTTCTGATTAATGGCGTCTGGCGGAATGTAGCGAGTTTGTAATCATGATGCACTTAAAGAATCTTACGGTACAAAACCCTAAAACAATTGAGCAATACCAGCTGGCGCGGCAGCATAAATTTTTATTGTGGCTGTTCTCAGATGATGGCCAGGAATGGCACGAAGCCCAGGAAAAATTTCAACCAGACACTCTGAAAGTTATTTATGTCGAAACTGGCGAAGTGGTCTGGGTCGGAAAAGACATCACCTCAATCTGCCCGGAAAATAAAAGTGTGATTGAGTTGCCGGATATTACCGCTAATCGTCGCATTGAGGCGTCGGGATACTGGTTTTACCGCGACGATAAATTTGTCTTCGACTACAAACTTAAAGCGGAAGATGAACGCGATGCCCTGTTACAACGGGTCAGCATCATGACCAGCGAATGGGAAAAGGACCTGCTGCTGGGATTAATCAGCGACGAAGACAGGGAGAAATTGAAAGCCTGCCGTATTTATACAAAAACGTTACGGGAGATGACATTCAGCCAGGTTACAGATAAAGCATCGTATGCCGCGATTGTATGGCCAGAATTACCGCAGAACATTAGCGAGAATTAAGAAGTAATGAGCGCACTGTTGACGAAAGCATTTGAAAAGTGGGTTGCTGAATGCACAGCCAGTAATTTACCTGCGCGCCCTGACGCTATTATTTTTGCCCTGATGGAGCGGGAACCAACGCGCGAAGATAATACCGTTCCGGAAGAAAAAATCACATATGCTGTGAATGAACTGACCTACGGCCAGTTAAGCCCGAACAATATTGTGTGTAGCGCGGTTGTTCCTGATGACTGTGCATTCAGTTATGACTGGATTTGTCTCATCCATCAGGCCAGCGGAACACTATGCGGCGTAATAAAAACGCCTGTTCGACAAAAAGTGACAGGCGAGTCACTTATTCGTAATTTCACGATTATATACAGTGGCATTGCTCAGGCTGCGCAAATTACCGTTCCTCCACAGAGCTGGCAGGTAGATCTTTTCCCTGAAATAAACAAAAAAGCGCCACTGGACAGCCCGGCGTTCACCGGCACGCCAACCACACCAACTCCGCCAGACGATGCGGTCGGGCTGGAGATGGCGAACGCAGCGTTTGTTCGCAAACTGCTCGCCGCACTGGTTGACTCATCACCGGAAGCCCTGGACACACTGAACGAACTGGCAGCGGCGCTGGGCAATGACCCGAACTTTTCGACGACGGTCATTAACGCGCTGGCGGGTAAACAACCGCTGAACGATTTGCTGACGGCAATCAGTGAACTGACGAAACGGGCAGATAATCTTCTGTACTTTAATCAGGACGGGAATGTTTCTCTCTCTCCGCTGTCAGAAAAAGCCCGCGCATTACTGGCACTGGACACACCTGAAGCCATGCGCACGGAACTTGAACTGAAAGCGGCTGCAACGATGGAGTCCCAGAGCAATATCCGCGACCGCACACCAGGCAGGCTGGCGCTGCCGGGGGCATTTGGATACGGAATGACAGAGCACGAGGGGATGGTGCTCGGCATTACAAATCTTGATGAGCTTGCGTTGATATGCATGAACACAGAACCAGGTCGATATTACACATCATCAATGTCATCAGGTGATTTAACTGGTGTAGTCGAATTTATCTGGCTGGACAACTGGCAGAATGACAAAACCAGCCAGACAGCAACAAAACTTATTCTGTTTTACGGAAGAGACGGACGTATTCTTTCCAGCGTTCGCGGCTCTGACTACGGAGCCCCTGTTGTATGGAGAGATCTTACCCCATTAACTGGCAACACAACTGTAAAAGACGCGCAATCGGATATCCGGGATCGTACACCTGGCAGGCTGGCGCTGTCCGGCATGTATGGATTCGGCCAGGCATTTACCAGCACCGAAGCCCTGGCATTTAACGGGCAGGCCGATTTTGCTGAATGGCTGAAAGAGGCCACCCCGGGGCGTTATGCGGTCAGTATTGCGGACTCTTCCACACTACTGGCGGGCACCACGAAATTTAACGGCATCATTGATGTGATGTGGTCACCCTTTGATAACGACGAGTCAGACACAACGCGCAAATTCAAAACGCTGCTGTGTTTTAACCAGTATTACGAAGGTGAGCACAGTATTCATCGCCTGACTTACCGCTGGAGTGGAAACAACTGGAATGCAACAGTAAGCCCCATTATTTACGACGGCGATTCGCTGGCGTTCCTGCTGTCCAGGACAGCTGGCTCAGGCTCATATTTCAAATACCCGGCAGTGGGTGTTCCGGTGCTGGCTGTTTATCGCGGAACAACTTCCGGGGATAAAGAAATCAAAATTGGCCTGGGTGATGTGGTGCAGGGGTCACTACTGGGCGGAGTTAATCTTTCGTGCACAATATCTTCTGCGGGGGCTGGCTCCTACGGTTCCACACCGAGTGCAGGAGCTACAGGGTACACTTTTCCGGGGCGTTATATGGCGTTATCCGGGGTCAGGGACTCTTACGGAACAAGCGGTCGTATCTGCCTGTTTGTGCGCATCGAGTAACGGGGAATAAAACATGAAAATCAGAGCAGTAAAAGGCATCAGAAACGCCCATTATCTCGAAAATGGTGCGGTTGACTGCGAGGTGTTATTTGAAGGTGAAACGGAATTCGTCCCGTATACCGCCATGCAGGACGATAGCGCCCCGACAGGCCAGCGCATCTGGGAAGAGTTACAGAGCGGCAAATGGGGAGAAATAACCCCGTTCACCGTCACGCCGGAACTTATCGCCGCGGCGAAGGATGCCAAAAAGCGGGAAATAGAGGTGTGGCGCACAGAACAGGAGGCGCAGCCGTTCACGTTCGAATGGAACGGTCGTAGCTGGAATGCTGGCCCCAGCTCACTGGCCCGTATCTATCCGGTGGTAATGGCATCAAAATCCGACACAGCGCGGGACGTTATGACATGGGGTGATGCCGATAATCAGCAAGTGAAGATGTCGATGACAGAGCTTGAGGAGCTGGCTACAGCTATGGCGCAGGCGCAGGTTAACCGCAATGATGAAATTTATCGACGTCAGCGACAGATGAAGGACGTGCTGGATGGCCTGAATAATCTTGCCGACATCCGCGCTTTTCAGAGTGGAGAGTCAGAATGAAATGGGAAAAGGCAATTCTGCGTCCGTCAGCCATGCACATTAAATGCTCTGTGGTTTGCCTTCATCCATGGTCAGAAAATACCGGAAACATCAAACCATCGGGGCGTTATCTCAGCCCCGAAAATGCTGTATCTGCACTTTTACCCTATCTGAAAGAAAGCACAGAAAAAGACATTGTGGCGCTGTTATTTTGCGCCCCTTCTGCTGGCGAGTTTTTATCACTCGCCAGGCAATTTTCAGGCGCATTTCCGTTGCCGGAGGTGGGACGAATGTCCCGCATGATCTCCAGCCAGCTTTCACTGGCCATCAGCAGAATGCAAATCCCCGCCAGACCGGCAACATCACTTCCGGAACCGATAATGCTGTCGACACAGACCACTCGCAGCATGTCGCTGGCAGCAACCATTGCACAGGCAGCCACTCCTGCCGCCACATCACCGGAAACATTGTCATCATCGCTGCATCAGTTCATGAATGCGAGAGATAAAGCCTTACAGGAAATCGCTGATCAGCAGGCCGCACTCCGGCAAAAATTTTGCCCGGTGTGGCGCTTTTGCTACAAGGGAGCTCTTAGCCAGGCTGCAGTGCTGATACAAAAAAACATCCCACACCCAGAGTGGGTTTTTACAGCTGTGATGCTGTTCGTCGGCGATAATCTCTCATCACTAAGGGAAGCACTACATGACCCAGATGATTGTCCTTGCGCTTGACGGGGAAGCCATTCTGCTGCGCAACATCACCGTCAGCGCCACCATGCAACTACCGGACAAAGATATGTCCGGACAGTCAACCAGCACCACGAGCGCCCAGCAGGGAAACAAGGCTAAAGAGCTGCGCGTGTCGGGGGTTATTGATTTTAACGATGAAGCTATTCTGACCCGTATTTTTCAGCTTGCGGAGGCAACAGAAAGCAACGGTGCTAAAAAAACATATCGCATTGCTAACGCTACCGCGAAGGCAATCAATATGCGACAGGGGGTATTTTCTGGTGGCATTGATGCCACGGAACAACAGGGAAAAATGCACTGGCAGGTCACCTTTACTCTCAGGGAAAAATTAAGCGTGCCAGAGAAAGCATCAGCACGTAGCGGTTCACAAAAAACCATCGCCAGACAGCAGACCCAGAATGGCAGCGAACAGGCACCAGACAAAGGCATGAATACGCAAAGTTCGTTCTGGAAAAAAATCAATGATGCCGTTGGCTCTGGTCTGGATGCTGTTGGCATTGGGAGCGTGAAAGAGGAAGGGAAAACATGAAATTGATACAACGCTGCATGATTAATGGCGAACGGGTGGAAATTGCCGATATAAACCTTGTTCTTACCCTGAATGCTGCCGGTCGTGGCTTCATTTCTGTTAACAATCTGTCACCCGAACACAGCCTTGCCGGCGCAATGGTACAAATTGATCTCGGCCGTGACGGTGAAGCATGGCGCTATTTCTCCGGCTACATTGAGCGCGATCAACCTGCTGAAAATGGCTCACGTCGCCTTTTTATCCGTGAAGCAGCTGCTGTGCTGGATTTTGATTTCCCTTGCTCCATGCAACACCCGACGTTGCGGGGGGTACTCGATAATCTGGGGCGACAAAGCGGTATCGTTTTTATCACTCCGGATGCGGATTATGCCAGTATACCAACTCCCTACATCACCCACAGCGGCAGCGGAGCACAACTGCTCAGCCAACTGGGGCGAGCATTCAGTATCAACGATTACGTCTGGCACCCTATGCCGGACGGTTCTGTATTTGTGGGAAGCGCAGCTGATTCACGATTTGCCAGTATTACAATGCCGGATATTCCGCAACAGTACACACTCGGGCAAAGCGGCGGAAACAGCATCGACATCATGTTTATGGAAACTGTGCGACCGGGCGTGAACCTACCGGCCGGGCGCATTACCCGTGTAGCCCTCAACAACGAGAAAATGACCCTGACATGGGAGCGCCTTACCGCCACGGGTAGCCCTGTTTCCAAATCACCATTACGCAGACAAATGGAAACACAGTTCCCGGAACTGGTCAGCGGTACGCTACATACCCGGCTGGCGCGCGTCATTGCACCAACGGAGCCCGCCACCCTGGGCGATGTGGCCGACAGTTTCCGCCCACGCTACGCCGTCGATGTGCAGTTGCTTGATGAGAACGGCAACGATAAAAGCGATACGCCCGTTTACCCGGCAGTACCGCTCCCCGTCCCCATGGCTGGCAGTGAGGCGGGATGTTTTGCCTACCCGCCGGCAGGCACCATCGTGGAAATATCCAACATTGAAGGACGACCGGATAAACCTGTCATCAGGCAAATCTTACCCGCTGGTCATAACCTGCCTGATGTAAAGCCCGGCGAACAATTGCAACAACAGCGCGCAGAAGTGTTTCAGCGTGTCACGACTGACGGAAGCTGGCACAGAGAAACCGACCAGCAAATCAGGGAGCATTCAGCCAGGCGAACCATTAACAGCGATCAGGAAGAACGCACAACAACAACCAGAACAACAACAGTACAGGCAAACGACATAACCAGCGTTCTGGGAACCAGCAAGCTGATGACAGGTCAGACAGAACACATTACTACTGGCCATTATGCGATCGCAGCCGGTGAGCATATCCAGATGGTAGCGCAGGATTTGCTGACTAAACTCAAAGGGGCGACATCCACCATCGAGCATAACCTCACCGAAAACGTGGGAGGCCGCAGAACATGCCGGGCGGACGGCGGCCTGGAATTTACCGCCCCGACTGTATTTATTGGGCGCGGTGGCTCACGGGAAAAATCCGGACTTAATCTGCTGACGTTGTTGATTGATATTCTGGATCTGGTTCAGTTGCTGGCCACACACACTGCAAACCACACCCACAGCAACACTGGCGCACCAACAAACAGCAGCGAACTTGCCGCAGACGCCCAACAGGCTACGAGCCTGCGCGAAAAATACGGCGACCTTATCGCCTAATCACCGGGCATAAAATCCACATAAACGCCCCATCACGCAACGCACGGTTCAGGCCGTGCGTTTTCATATCTGCCACCTGATTAATGCGTTCTGCGTGCCATTCCGGCGCTGTATGCGCACACCACGTAAACGGTGTGACGTAAAGCGTGAGGTGACGTAAACCGCGCTACCCCCTCCAACCCGCGGGTTTTGTGTCGAAACACTTTTTCAGTTTTCTGCCGTGCAAAAATGACCGTCAGCCCGCGCTGCGACTGAGGGAAAGGCGAGGATCTGAAATTTCACGTTTTGAAATTTTTTGCAGTTTTCAGAGAGGTTTTTACGATCGCACAAATGGTAGGAGCAATGAAACCGCATGATATTAAAAGAGTTTTCATACTTTACGCGAGACGAGAAACGATCACGAAAGGATCGCATCAAAAAATCGTCAAACAACGAAGCCTGACGCAGCACGGCCTGCGTAAAATTAAGAGTCAAAATTAAACTGAAAAAAGGATCAATACCGCGCCTCGATCACGCATGACGATCTACACAGCAACAGGGCGAAAAAAAACCGGCGCGAACGCCGGCGGAAGCATGTATCAAATGCGTGACTGAATAATGTCTACGGTCGGGAATTTTACATCAGAAGGCTGATAAGTCTCAACGGATTGAAACAAGGGAAAAAACCAGGCTAGAATTCGCGCGGGTGCCTTTCGGCTGATGGCTGGAGGGAATACCTGAAGGCCGGATGTGGAAAGGCCCCGGAAAACATTTTCTGTTTAACCGAGGCCCTAACCGCATTACCTTCGCAAGTGATAGGTTAGCGCCTCTCCAATAAAGGAGCAAGCGCTATGTCGCAAAAATCGCTTATGGCCATCACGTTCTGCGTGACGGCAATCCTCATCATCTGGATGCTGCACGGTTCGCTGTGTGAAATACGGATGAGCTTCTGGGGAGCGGAGTTTGCGGCGTTCTTACAGTGTAAACAGTAAGGAAACCGCGACGGGGGAGCAATCCCCCGTCAATCGGTTGCTAAGGCAAGGTCGTAAAGGCACCCTATCTCACAGGCATGTCCCCACGGCGCAAATTTTGTCTCCCTTATGAATAGGGACGACATCTGCAGTTCGTCTACTTACTTAGGTTTTGCAGAAAACCACAATCCTGCCACTTGAGTAGCAATCATTGTATAACGCACTCGCTGGGTATCAAAGCGGGCCCCATTTTCATCATGATCAGCGGCAGCTTTAATCATCTTAGAAAGATGTTCGCCACGACTTTCTGCTGGAATTTCCGGTGAAAATATTTTCATCAAAACAGCCTGCAATAACAACGCCCCTAAAGCCCCGTCACCATTAGGCGATGCAAAAATAGCCGTCACATCTTTTATTTTCTTACTACCCTTATCCACAGCAACAACCAAGGCGGTCGTTTCACTTAAATTAATTTGTGCAACATCATTAACCTCACCATGTGAAATACTTACCTTTTTACTCAATTTAAACCCAAGAGCCTTAGAGGTGCTTTTTAATTCACTGTTAAGTTTTTTATTAAATTGTTCTGCTGTTAGATCAAATGTTGAAGAGGCTAAAGATAAACCTGACCAACAAATTAGAAAGAACAAAACCACATATTTAATAACTCTACTCATTCACTACACACCTTTTTAGAGCGGCTGATTGAGCCATCATTACAAACAAATTTTCCATCCTTAGTACAATGTGACACCCCACCTTTACTACCAGAACATGGCTTCCGCCCACGCCCAGCATCAGCGTTCATTGACAAAACGAAACCGATACAAGCAATCACTAAAAATTTGTACAT